AATTAAAGTTATGGCAAGAAAATCAAACAAAGAATCAATTGACGTAGAGCCTAAAGAGGTAGCTACATTTGCAAACGCTCAGGGGTTAGGTGATACCATTGAGGCGATTACAACCGCAACTGGAATCAAAGCAGGAGTCGAGTTATTATCAAAAGCCTTAGACTGGGATTGTGGATGTGATGAACGCAAAGAGAAACTAAACCAACTTTGGTCTTATCGTAAGCCTCAGTGCTTAAATCAAGAAGACTATGAATATTTAAAAGAGTTTTTCTCTAAGCCACAGAATGAAATAGTTCCACAAGTACAATGGGAGTTATCAGATATTTACTTTAGAATATTCAATTTTCGTTTAGAGCAATCTAGTTGCGCTTCATGCTGGAGGGATTACATCTCACAAATTAGACAGGTTTACAACGTATTCGAAGAAGACAATGCCAGTAATTAAATGTAGCAACGGTAAATGGAGAATAGGCTCAGGTCTTTGTCAATATGATACCAAAGAAAAAGCGACTGAAGTTTACGTCGCAATTATTTCAAGCGGTAGTCTTGCAGCGCAAGGTAATAAGGTGTCTTTTGATTTCGATGATACGCTTAGCACACAAAGAGGGCAAGATATTGCAAAGAAATTAATGAGCGAAGGCAAGACGATTTATATTATTACAAGACGGCAAGGATCAGCAAGCGAAGAAGTTTATAAAGTTGCAGATGAGTTAGGAATTTCACATTCAAGAGTTTATTTTACAAATGGAGCTTTAAAATGGGAGACTATCAAACTTTTAGAAATTGGAACTCACTACGACAATAATCAAAACGAAATAGATAAGATTCGAGAAAATACGGATGCAAAAGCTATAAAATTTTAATATGGATAAGATAGACAAAAGAGGAGGCGCAAGAGAAGGGGCTGGTCGTAAATCTAAAGCTGAGGAGCAATCCTTAGTAGAAAAATTAACGCCATTAGAGCCTAAAGCTTTTGCGGTACTTGCCCAAGCATTAGAAGATCATAAAGACTGGGCAGTAAAACTATTCTTTCAATACCAGTACGGGATGCCTAAGCAAGTGGTAGACCAGAATAACGTGCATACGATTAATGACTTTGACATTAAGGACATCATTAAATTTAAGTGATAGAACTAAATAGTAAATACGTTCCGCTATTCGAAAGCGATTCTCGCTACTTTGTAATTACGGGGGGAAGGGGTTCGGGCAAATCGTTTGCTTTAAACTCCTTCCTTTTGCTTTTAACGTACGAAGTCGGACACGTAATACTATTTACTCGTTACACTTTAGTTTCGGCTCACGTGTCAATTATTCCAGAGTTCGTTGAAAAGATAGAGATGGCTGGTCTCGAATCAGACTTTTATATTACAAAGGATGAGATTATAAACACTCGCACAAATTCAAAGATATTATTTAAGGGTATTAAGACATCGAGCGGAACGCAGACCGCAAATCTAAAGTCTTTGAGTGGTGTAACTACATTCGTTTTGGATGAAGCCGAAGAGCTAGTAGATGAAGACGTATTTGATAAGATAGATTTCTCGATTCGTAATAGCTACAGGCAAAACCGAGTTATTCTTATTCTTAACCCGACTACCAAAGAACACTTTATTTATAATCGATTCTTTGAAGAGAAAGGAGTGCAAGAGGGAACGTCTTTAACTAAGGAAGATACCACCTATATTCACACTACATACCAAGACAATATAGAATATCTTAGCGAATCGTTTCTAAATCAAATAGAGAATTTAGAGAAGACTAATAAGCGTAAATACGAACATACGATTTTAGGCGGATGGCTAGACAAAGCAGAAGGGGTGGTATTTACTAATTGGAAATTTGGAGACTTTAATCCTGACAATTTGCAAACCTCATTCGGTCAAGACTTTGGATTCTCTATTGATCCTACGACATTGGTAGAGGTAGCCATCGATAAGAACAAAAAGCGCATCTATATTAAGGAGCATCTCTATAAACCTAAGCTAACAACTAGCGAAATAGGGCATATCAACAAGCGAATATGTGGTAAAGGCTTAATCGTAGCGGATAGTGCTGAGCCTAGACTTATTGCCGAGCTTTCATCTCAGGGTTGTAACATAATAGCAACAGAGAAAGGAGCTGGAAGTATTACCGCTGGGCTTGCTTTGATGCAGGATTACGAATTGATCATAGAACCTAATAGCCAAAACATTGGAAAAGAACTCAACAATTACATATACTCAGATAAAAAATCTGGGCTTGTGGTCGATAACTTTAACCACGCTATCGATGCCATACGTTACAACGTATTCTACCAGCTATCAAATCCAAACTCAGGTAAGTATTTTGTCTACTAATACAAAAAACAACAATTAACGTTTATACATTATGAAGCTAGAACTGAATGTTCCTACAAGCCTAAATGAAATTTCTTTAGAAAAGTATCAGAAATTTTTAAAAATTGCTAAGGAAAACGAAGAAAGTGAATTTTTGCATCAAAAGATGGTGCAAATTTTTTGCGGTATTGAATTAAAGGAAGTTGCCAATATTAGGCATCGAGATGTTGTTGAAATAACAGCTCAACTTGGAGCATTATTTAATGCAAAGCATAAATTTATTAACACGTTCAAAATGCGTGGAATTGAATATGGCTTTATTCCTAATCTTGATGAAATAACACAGGGTGAATATGTTGATATTGATACCTATGTTGGTAATTGGGATAATATGCACAGAGCTATGGCTGTACTTTATAGACCAATAACTCAAAAGCAATTTAATAGATATTCAATAGAAGAATACAAGGGTTCTGATGTTTATGCAGAGGTGATGAAAGATGCGCCAGTTGATGTAGTTCTTGGAGCGATGGTTTTTTTTTATCATTTAGGCAAAGAATTATTGAAAAATACCCTGACTTATTTGGAGGAGAACCCAGCGATAATGAATATAGTGAACAAGCACAATTTGGCAAACGATGGGGATGGTATAATTCCATCTATGCACTCGCTCAAGGAGACGTTAGAAGATTTAATGAAATTTCAAAACTTCCACTTAACCAGTGCTTAACATTTTTAACGTTTGAAAAGCAAAAAACGAATTTGGAAATTAAAATGATAAATAAGAAATAATGAATGGATATTATTATGTCGTAAAAACTTTAAAGGATTACTTGAAGTCTAATGATTTCATTAATACGGTTAGTATTGGAGATATTTTTACTATTGATTTAAGCAAGCAAACTATTTATCCTTTAGCTCATATCATTGTAAATAGTGCGCAACTTGCAGAAAGTACTACGTCTTTAAATCTATCGATTCTTTTTATGGATTTAGTAGATGAAAGTAAGGCTGAGATCACAGATATTTGGGAAGGCAATGACAATGAGCAAGATGTTTTAAATACACAACTTGCTTTAGCTTCTAAGCTAACCGCTGATTTAGTAAGGGGTTATCTATATTCTAATTTAATACAAGTAATTGGGGAGCCAAGCGCAGAACCTTTTGTTGATAGATTCGAAAACAAAATAGCAGGATGGACACTAACGTTTGACGTTACTATCCCAAATGATATGACATTATGTTAATAGAGTTAAAGAAAACTTCTGAGCTTTTAGAAAAATATAAAAATTATGTAGTTCAACAATCGAGGGCAAACCTAACTAAGCTCAAGAAAAAAAATACATTAAAATTATATCAAAGCATAAAAGGTGAAGTTTTAACTGAAGATAATTACTCTTTGATTGGGTTTACGATGGAAGAATACGGATTCTATCAAGATCAAGGAGTAAAAGGATTAAATGGGAAATTTCAAACACGTAATGATTATAAAAAAGAAGGTTTTCAATTTGGCAAAAAACAAGGAGTAAAAGGAGGTTTAACAAAAGGAATTGAAAAATGGGTAGTACAAAAAGGAATACAATTTAGAGATAAAAAAACTGGAAGGTTTTTGACTTATAAATCTACTGCCTTTTTAATTACTAGAAGTATTTATCAAAAAGGATTAAAGCCCAGTTTATTTTTTACTAAACCGTTTATTAGAGGCTATCAAAAATATATTGAAACAGATTTGATGAAAGCTTACGCCCAAGATGTAGAAACTTTAGTAGGATATAATTTAAGAAAAATAAAATGATAATTAACGCAAGAAGCCCGTACATAATTACCGTTAATGAAGCAGGACAAATAGGATCATTGGTTCAATTATTTATTTCAGCTGGTGGTTCATCACTACCGGGAACTGCAACCTATACCCTATCTAAACGCTCACCTTCTGCAACTCAATTACGTAATGACTACAATATATCTCAGTATTTAAGAGAATATATAAATACTATTTCACCAGCGGATAATTCAAACACTATTTTTTCGAAAGTAAATATTATTACTTATAAAGAAAACACACCAGGCGATTACACAACGGTAAGTAATACCAATCATTTTGCAGTAAATGGTTACACTTTGTATACCGATGGCTATAATAAAACAGATGCAAGTGAGTTATTTGTTTGCCTTGCAAATCCTAACATAGAAATTACCTATCAAGAAGGTATTGCGTCTTCTAAATATCCTTTTATAAATGCTTTGGTAGATTTTACTGGAAGCAGTTTTAGCAAAGTAGATGTATCCTATAAGGATATGAACGGACGTAACGAGGTAGTGGTTTCATACGATACAAATACAATATCAGTAATTAAAATTCCAGTTCGAACTACATCGACTAAGTTTGATCAAGGTAATACGGTGACTTTAAACTGGAAACCTGAAGGCACTACGGTAGGCATTTCTAAAACGTTTACGGTTACTCCAATCTGCGAG